CTTCTTGCAATTCGCAAAAGACCCGAAGGGTCATGCGGCTTATAACCGCGTTGTTAACACTTGGAGGTCTATCGGCCTCACTGTGCTACAACATCCGGACTTACCGGATATCGAACTTGGTTCGGATCTCGAACTTCTCGAGAGCGTTATAAAATTTAAACGCTGGTTCTTTACACGGGCTTTCCAGGGCCTGCGCACGGAACGGTTCTGGAACAGAACTGAGCACCGTTGGGATTACCAATGGGTTCTCCCGCGCTTTGCGCGGTTGGTGAAACTCATCAAGCAAGTATCCGTCTGGATAACCTTCTACGGGTCTTTCGACCTGCAGAGGAACCGACGTCCAAAGCTCGTTGAGCCTGTCGGACCCGTCGTCGACGGGTACCAGGTTATTCCCTGGTTCGGTGGTTGCCTCCGTAAATGGGGGACACCGTGGAAATTACCTTCCACAAAACATAATGTTTTTTGCATATCGCAAATCGCCAGCTTCGGGCGATCCTTGCCTTGTCCTTCGCAGGACGTGGTTGAGGAAGGGGCCGAAAAGACCCTGAAGACATTGTCTTCGATTCCGGACTATCCGGAGGCCATAAACGAAAAGTTTATGGAGGCGGCTTTCGCCCTAGGCAAACAGCTTCCGCCCATGGGCGGTTCTACCCATGTTTCCATTTCTGGGACTGGGTGCTTTGAGCGTACTCTAGGCGAGGGCGGTTACGCCCAAGAAGTTGTGAACGGTGTCAGGGAAATCCTTGACTTACCGAGCACCTTCTTCACGGATTGTGATAGCGGTCTTTTCGACTGCTTCGGACGCCTTGTCCTCGATCCTGCGATCGTCTCTTCTGTAAAGAAGTACCCAAACTACTGGGTTAATGTACCTTTTTCAAAGGTTGCCTATCGTAAGATAGACTTCGAACTGATTAAACCTAAGTTCAATCCGTTCGAAAAGGGGCCTCCCCCTGAACCAGATTACCTGGTTCTACTGTCCATTGCAGTAACGGGAAAAGGAGTCCCGTTGGGCGGTGCGCCCAGAGGCATTAATATGTCTTTCCTTCGGGAAGGGGGAAGATCCCGGGTTGAGATCAACCAATTGCTCGGAGAGGAGGTCCTTCTCTGGGCGATGTCCAAGGCATTGGCCTTTGGGTCATTTGCCGAGGACCCGGTTTTCCCGGGTATGGCCGTATGGCCAACTCCTAAGATTAGGAAGTGGGTTCAGTTTGAACGAATTCCAGCGGAATTCATGTCCCTAGCGGAACCGGGCTGGAAAGCCCGTCCATTGACCAAAAATATGGCATGGTTGAACGTTGTTCAACAGGCGTTACGCCATTCCGTCGACGAGTGTTTACGGAACGACCCAAGGATGGGTCTCGGAATAGAATCCGCATATGCCCTTTGGGACATGCTCAAGATATTGAGAAAGAGGAGGGACTCCCCGAAATCCTTTTGGATCAACGCTGATCTGTCGGAAGCGACAAACCGTATACCCCACGGGGTACTGCGCTCCATTTGGAGTGGTTTCTTCAGAGGAAACGGGCCCAAGGCCGAGCTTTCACCGCTCACGGACTTTGTCCTTCTCGATCATGAGATAAACTACAAAGGTAGGAAACTCCCGCATTTGTGTGGTAGTTTTATGGGGGAACCCATGTCCTTTTGCGGACTGAACATTTATAATGCTTGCGTTGTACGCATCACCAATGTTATGACCGACCTCGGTCTTAACGATTGGCGAATCATACCCTCAGGGTATATTGAAGGTTCTCCTGAACCGGCGCTCTCTGTTGACGCCATCATCGGTGATGATCTGATCCGGTTAACCGAATCTGAACCGCTTATTGCGGCGACCGAAATGGTCTACCAAGACTCCAACGCAGTCATTTCCATTGGGAAATACACCATATCCTGGTGCCACGGTATTCTCGCTGAGAATCACGTGTTCAGCCAGAGGGCTGAAGACAATATTAGTCTGATGTACGAGTACATAGATTTGATCAAATCAAGGCTCTTGAGCCCGAGCACACGTGTGCACAGCGATAATCGCTCTTCCATCATTGGAAAAGGCTCTGCCTTATCCATTCAACTCGAATGGTATGCGGATACGCATCCTGAGCTTCGCTTTAAGGCGTTGCTCATGAGGAATCTTTACCTCAATACCTTGGAAAGGTATGCGATGACACCATCGCTTTGGAGAATGTCCAAAGGGCTCCCAGTGAGCTTTCCCAACATTATGGGTGGAATCAATCTGTCCTCCACAGGTTTGATGTCCGATCTCGGTTTCGAGTGGGAACAGACGTTCCTGTCGTACCTACTGTACGATGCTCCGCTTTCGGAGTACTTCACTTATGTGAATAGGCTTAACAACCTTAACTCTGCGCAACGCAGAAATCTCCAGTATATGGACTACTCCACTAAGCTTGGAAAGGCTTTCATGGGTGTTGACAAGCTTGTCAATAAAGGGTTCAACCCTACGGACCAGTCCGGGCTCTACACTTTGAGCGGTCTTCTTGACCACCTATCCACGATCATACCTGATCGTTCCAAGGTTACCGGTAAGGTACCTGTTAACATGGCTTTACGCTATGCTTACACGGAGTGGGGGTTCTACCCCGTCGAGGCATTACTCGACCAGTACGAGCGACTGGAAACATATACATTATGTTTTACCTCGAAAGAGGTGAGGCTCGCGAAGCCACTGTCCATTGGACGGTACCTACGAAGCCTCCGGGCTTTCTGGAAAGACATCAAACTGATGTATGAAGGGAACTCCTTCCGACCCAATAGACTGGGTACACTCAAGCCGAGTGAGGCCTCTTGGGCGTTTTCACAACGCTTTAAGACCTTAATTCATATATCGAATTTCCGATTTTCGGATTTGGCCAGTGGCCCAACCCTCGCCGTAGATCTCTCGAGATCCGGCGGGCTGGCTGACACGAAGTCTTCGTGGGACGAGTATGCTCGTGCAATGGTCCGGGGTTACCTGGCGGTCCTTCCAGGGGAGGAGACGATTTAAACGTCTAGCTGATAGATATCAGGTTCTCTGTTAGAG